GACCCGGGGCATCTAAGAGTTTACAACAAGGAAATGTTAGAAAAATTATTTTGTGGCCAACGTTTCAAAATCCACAGAATAAAGCCTTTTTTTTATGTGGTTGTAAAAAAATGATGGTTAAGACAAAGTTTGGATTTAAAATGTTCGTAGATCCATGTGATAGATTTATTTCCCAAGCTATTAAAAAACGTGGCTTTTACGATAGGAGAGGATCTGCAATTATTAAAAATGCATTAAAAAATGGTGATGTATTCATAAACGTCGGCGCGCATATTGGATATTTCTCTTTGTTAGCAGCCTCGAGGGTTGGAAATGAAGGCCATGTTTTCGCTTTTGAACCGGCACCGGCAAACTTTCATCTTCTTTTAAAAAATATAACATTAAATAAATGCGAAAATATCACGGCAATCAGAAGGGCAGTTCTTGAGAAGGAGAAAAAAGTAAATCTCTATTTTTCAGACACAAATACCGGTGATCACCGTGTTTATAAACCTAGTGAGAAAAGAAAATTCATCGAAATTGACGCTATAAATTTAGATAATTTTTTTGACAAACGGAATAAAAGAATTGATTTTATTAAAATAGACGTGCAAGGATCGGAAATGAGCGTGCTGAAAGGAATGAAAAAAATCCTTAAAAAGAAAACATTGAAAATGTTTATTGAATTTTGGCCGCATGGAATAACGGCGAACGGCGATGATCCGAGAAAGCTTTTGGATTTAATTGTTGAGAATGGCTTTAAAATCATATCACCGGTTATGAAAATAAGGGATTTATTGAATACGTATACACCAAAAAATCAGAAATACGAAAATCTATTTTGTATAAAGGGGAAATAAAATGTCTATTGGCTGGTGTGCAAATTTAGCAGAGGCGGACAATTATTTTGCAACCGAACGACTTGTAACCGTGTGTTGGGATAATCTTACATCATCCGGCGATACGAAAAAAACCGCCGCGCTGATAATGGCATATAATCGGCTTTATTATGGCAATGAATTTACACTCCCGACATATGCCACCGCCACACCGGCCCAATTGGTTGTTTTGGTAAAGGCGAATTGTGAAATGGCGTGCTATCTTTCAATCCATTTATCCGATGAAGATCGAAGGAAGGGATTGCAAGCCCAGGGCGTTATCGAAGCCGGAATTGTGAAAGAAAAATATCATGAAGATTGGCTTGAAAAGATTCCCATCCCTCCGATTGTGTGGGGTATATTATGGGCATTTAAAAAGAAAAAACCGTTTTTCGCCGTGGATATTATGCGTGATGAAGATGAGGATATTTGAGTGATGCCTAAAACCGTTGGCCTGATTCCGGAACGAAGGAGAATTCTTGCAATAGGTAGAATATACACTTATGTTAAAAAGGAAATAATCCGGGAAATGCGGAAAATGAGCTTGATGAAATATTCAGAGATTGCCGCGATCCGTACACGTAAAAGGATTGCACAGCTTTTAGAATTGGCCAACAAGAAAACATATCAATGGACGAAAGACGCGATCCCGGCCGCATATGAGGAGGCCAAAAGAAATGCCGATGTGTCACTTGATATCCTTGGCCTCCGACCGAATCCGCTTTATAGCACACGGAAACACATTGGATCGATTGATGATTCGATCAAAAAAACGATGGATTATATGATAAAAGCCAATGGATCAATCCGGATGAAGATGGATTGGTGAATGTTAAGGGCCGACGGTATCAGCCGCGTTATTACGCCGAAATGGTGGCGCGCTCAGAGATGCGAAAATCCCAATCACATGCGGTTATTAATTCCTGTAACCAATATGAAACGGATCTTGTGGAAGTATCCGATCATGGGACGACAACACCAGTATGCTTGAATTATGAGGGGAAGGTATTTTCTATTTCCGGCCATTCCGCCAATTATCCATATTTGGATCAGGAGCCGCCTTTTCATCCGAACTGCCAGCACTTCCTTTATCCAACGTCACCCGAGGCCGTGGAAACAGAGCAATACAAAGAATACCGGGAATCACCTTGGTTTGGTGAGGGCGGATTATGATAAACGCGTATTGCAATGAATCGGTTCTCATTGAAAGGATTCCACCGCCCGGCGATTGGCTGGAACCGGAGCCATTCATCGCCGATGAAGTGATGTGTTATGTTGATTGGACGAATGAATTGGTTCGGAATATTAGCGGTGAAATGGTAACATCGGCCGTTAAACTTTTGATAGAATATGACGGCACCTTGGATTATGATGATCGGATGATAATTCAAGGCCGTCCGCATTCGATAATAAAGATCGCGCGCCGCCAGGATTTCTCGGCCGTGATGTTAGAGGTGTGGTGTTCGTGATGGGAAAAGGAGCTATTTCATTTAATGCCACAAGTTTTCTTGGTGGATTTAAGAAGTTTACTAATTATAAAATGCCGGATGCGGTTGCAAAAGCGCAATATCAAACAGGGTGGATGGTGATTAGATACGCGAACACAAAAAAACCATATACGCCGACCGATAAAAAGGATCTTCGCGGTTCCGGTCGCGTTGAAGTTGTGCCAACAAAATTGGAAGTGATCGTTGGGTTCAATAAAGATTATGCCGCAAAATGGCATGAAATTTCCCCGGCGAAGGATGCGAAAGTGAAGTGGACACTTCCCGGATCAGGCCGGAAATATTTGGAATCGAAATTGGTTATGTATAAGAATGATTTTATCAGATTTGCCGGTGAATTGATTTCAAGGATGGCTTTTAAATGATAAAAGAAGTAACGACTTATATCCTCGATGAAATCGGGATGGCGTTTTGGGTTCGTGATGTTAATTTTTTCGCAGGCCATATCCCGTTAAAAAATAGAAATGGCGATGATGTGGCATCGATGGAGCGGTTCGCGGCATTACTTGAAACGTCCGGTTCCACAATCCCGGATTTAAAAGATCGCGCAGATCAAGTGTTTCAAATCCTGAATTACAACAAATCATTTTTCACGGCGCGCGAGGATGCCTGGGCGTTTTATGACTTGCTTCATTCATCAAGCCAATGCGACTTGCCGATCATAGGATCGGGGACTGAATTGACGGCATATATTATAAATGCCGTAGGAACACCGGCCGTTGTCGAAAATCCAGATGATAAAGGCCGGTTTGTGTTTTCAACGAATTATCTATGGATGATTGGATATAGATAAAATTTAAAAAAGGAGTTTTAAAATGGGTGTTCAGTTTGCATTACGTGACATTTCCCCAGGTGCGATCATTCTTGATTATGGCGCCTCCGGCCATGCAAATCTCGAAGTTCGGCCGACACTCGGAACGATCAACTTAAACGACGAAGAACAGGTTGCCCCGGTTCATGAGGAAGAATTCGCCGATGCGCCGGTCTCCCACGTATCGAAAGGCACGCTTGTTTCCGTTGAAGTGCCGTTCACGCGGATCACTTTGGCCCAACTGAATGGGATCTTTCCACATGGAACCGAGCTAAAAAGTGCCGATGTGTTGGTTTTCAAGAATGATGTTGGCGACGACTATTTCTTGGAATCGACGAACATGGTTATCCGCCCGATCGTGAAGAATGTGCTATCAACAGATCCTTCCGAATGGGTTGAGATTTATCATGTTCATCCTCGGCGCGCGTGGACGTTGGGTTTTGACCGTGAAAATCAGCGTGTGTTAAATGTTGTTTTCGAAGTTTATCCGCGCCTATCTGGGGACAACATCGGGCATATGTACCAGATCGGAGTTTAACGAAAGGAGTTAAAATGCCGAAATTAACGATCGACACAAGGAAAAGTGATTATTCGCCGATTATTGTTGAAATTAACGGAAAAGAATTTACCGCAAGAGAATTCGATAAGGATGTTTGCCGGGAATTAAACAAGTATGATGCAATAGTTGCAGATGGTGATCTTGAGGCGCCTTATACAAGGTTGGCTTATATCCTGAATTTAAAAAAGGATGATCCAATCTTGGCCAAACTTCAGGCACGCGAAGTAAATCGGATAACAGTCTGGATAGTTCGTGCGGCCTATTCGGCGGATGCGGCGGAGATGGAAAGTTTAACGCCGGCCGAAAAAAAAAAGAAGTTGAGTGGCGTAAAAGATCGCAAACAATAGTGGCGGAGTTTCCGGGCCTTTTTTCGATCCAAGAATTGAGAGTGCTTGACGTTCGGGATCAATTATATTGGTTCCGGGCGGCACAACGGAAACGTTATGAAGAAGAAAAACGCTGGATTCGGATATTCAACCTTGCGCAAGCCGGTGGCAAGGATGCCGATCAACAGGTTACAAGGTTGGATGTTGAATTGCAAAAATTGGATTACGATGAGGCCGGTGTGGAACCGGGAAAAGAAAATGAGTATCTTGAAGGGGAATAAACAATGGCCATAGGTGGCGCATTCGTAGCCGGATCCATTATCTCGAAATTGGTGATGGATACGACTCAATGGAGTGCATCCGTTAAGGCGGTTACAACAAAAACCGCACGGATGGGACAGAGCCTAACAAAAGTCGGTGGAATGCTGACAAAGGGTTTAACGCTTCCGTTGGCTTTGGTCGGTGCCGCCGCCGTAAAGGCATCCGCAGATTTCGAGCAAAAACTTGTAAATGCCTTTTCTGTCACCGGATCAGCATCAGAAGCCGTCAAACAACAAATGTCAGACCTTGCGCGTGAGATGGGCGCCACGACCGTTTTTGCTGCCACAGAGGCCGCCGACGCGATGTATTATATGGCATCCGCCGGATGGAAAGCCGATGATATGGCCGCTGCCTTGAAGGATACTCTTGATCTTGCAGCCGCCACGCAATCGGATTTGGCAATGGCCACAGAAGCCGTTATTTCAACGATTAATCAATTCGGATTAACTTCGGCCGATGCCGGTCGGGTTTCGAATGTTTTCGCTTCCGCAATATCGAATTCACAAGCCACGATGGACAGGCTTAAAACATCAATGAAATATGTCGGCCCGGTTATGAATTCGCTTGGAAAATCCGTTGAAGAAACATCTTCTATTTTAATGGGTTTGTATAATGCCGGTATCGATGCCTCCATGGCTGGGACAGCCTTGCGGATGGGATTGGTGAAATTGATGGTTCCAACAAATCGATCACGGGAAGCATTGGCGAATTTGGGGTTAACATTCGAGCAAGTGAATCCGGAAACACACAAGTTGGCCGATATCATTCAATTATTGGGTGAACGTGGCGCATCAACAAAAGATATTATGATGCTTTTCGGCCAGCGTGCAGGCCCGGCTTTTGCAGCATTAATCGCAAAGGGTGGCGGTGCGTTGAAGGATTATGAAGCGCAAATCACCGGAACAAATCGGGCCGCTGAAATGGCCGATATGCAAATCGACACATTCAAAGGTTCCTTCAAATTGCTGACAAGCGCATTGACTGAGGCTGCCATCACAATCGGGGACGCATTGGCGCCGGTAATCCGGAAAATTGGCGAAGGATTTAGAAGCTTGGTCGCGGCGTTTAATGAATTAGGGCCACAAGCAAAATCGTTTATCGGAATCATTGTTGGGATAGCTGCGGCAATGGGGCCGTTGGCTTTGATTATCGGGAAAATTTTGGTGTTAGTTTCAAAATTGAAAGTGGCGCTTGTTGCATCTAAGGCCGCGTTTCTAATATCGGCGGCCGGCGCCGGGATCCTGTTGGGTGCGCTTGCGGCGTTAGTAATCGGGATCATGAAGGTGAAAAAGGCCCAAGATGAAGCGAATGCCGCCGCACAACGAGCCGCGGATCAGGAAGATATCTTATTCAATAAATTGAAGAAAGCCACAGATGCCGCTGGAATGAGCGAATTGCAATTCTTGAGACTTCGGGATGCATATAGGGGAAGTGCCGGCGCGATGGCGATGGCAATCAAAAAAGGGAAGGAAGGAAAAGAATTACAGGAAGCATTGGCAAAAGTTAGCGCCGAACATCGCGAGGAAATCGAAAAACAAAAAACCGCAATGGATGATGGAATTCCAACAGTTGCAGAGTTAACGGCTGAATTCAATAGATTAGCTGGCACCGAAGATGAAGCGAAAAAGGCTGCCGAAGAATGGACGGAATTCATGAGTTCCATCGGAATCACAACTATTCAAGCAAAGGCTGATCGTGTCAAGGATTTGGAGGGGAAGCTTGAAAAGCTTCACAAGCTTTATAAATCCGGTGCAATCGACATGAAATCATATGTTGATGGAGTGAATAAAGTAAAAAAAGAGATCACGAAATTATCCACAACGTTGACAACAACGGCACTCCCGGCGGCCACGTTTACGGCGGATCAAATTGCGACCGGTTTTGGCGATGCAACCGGAAAAATGGGCCAACATATCGGC